TGATATTTCCAGAGATGAGCAAATTCATGTCGCCTGCAACTCTTTGGTATGTGCTGATATGGGTTTACGTCCTAGCGTTTCTTTGGACAAACTTAGGAAGGCTACTATAAATTGGATCTTTGAACCATTAAATGATATATCACCTAACAAATATTTAAGCAGAAAATTTTGGACGAACTCAAGTGATCGTCTAATGTACGAAGGTAAAGCCCCAGAGCTTGCCGACACTAAGCGAGCTAGGATGCCCGCATTTTTTGAACATGCAAACACCAACTTACCCAAGTACGCTTGAGTGGGGACGTATCGAAAAGATGATTGATGATCTTGACGAACAGTTTCCAGACAAGTTTCCCGACCACACACTATCAGAAAAAGAAATATCTTTTAGGGCTGGTCAACTATCAATAATTAGATTACTAAAACAAAACTTACAAGGAGAATAATTATGTGCCTTCCGCAATTATTTGGAGGTGGCAACAGATCCCAACCTGCACCCCCACCAGTACCAGCCCCACCAACCACACCTCCACCCCCACAAGTAACTCAAACAGCCCCAACACCTGCTCCTGAAACTCCAACTCCTTCTCCTATATCAGAAGATCAGACTAAGAAAAAGGCAAAAGTAAAAGCTAAGAAAGTTTCTAAGGAAGCAGCTAAGAAAGGTACAACCCAACTAGCTACTAAGAAACCTAAGCAAGGTGGACTCAAAGGTATTACTACTAAGCAAGGTGTAAGTACTGGCGGTGGCGGTGGATCTAGCACAGGATCATATTAATGAAAAACGCACGGCAACGATACCAAGAGTTATCGAGTCACCGTGAACAATTTCTGCATGTCGCTTATGAATGTGCAGAACTAACCATTCCTACATTGTTAATGAGAAATGAAGGTGATGCTTTATATCAAAGCTTTCATACACCTTGGCAAAGTGTTGGAGCCAAAGGAGTAACTACGCTTAGTTCTAAACTAATGCTTGGGCTCTTACCTCCTAGCACGTCATTTTTTAAACTACAAGTAGACGACTCTAAACTAGGAGAGGATGTACCACCCGAAGCAAAGAGTGAATTAGATTTGAGCTTTGCTAAAGTAGAACGTATGATTATGGATAGCATAGCAGGTTCTACAGATAGGGTACAAATATTCTCAGCCTTAAAACATCTCGTTGTTACTGGTAACTCACTGGTATTTATGGGTAAACAAGGTATGAAAGTATATCCTTTAAATAGATATTGTGTCGAGAGAGATGGTAACGGTGAGGTTATAGAGATTGTAACTAAAGAAAGAGTCAGTAAAAAATTATTAGGCATGGAAGAATTAGACGATGGGCCTAATGATGATTCTAAAGGAGACTACGCTGGTAGTAAAGATGTAGATGTATATACTTGTGTCAAACTATATGATAATGGTTGGCGTTGGCATCAAGAAGCTAACGATAGGTTACTACCTGACAGCGTAGGTAAAGCTCCAAAGGAGAAGACTCCTTGGCTCCCTCTTAGGTTTGTAACTGTGGACGGAGAAGATTACGGACGTTCTAGAGTTGAAGAATTTATGGGCGACTTAAAATCTTTAGAAGCATTAATGCAAGCTATCGTTGAAGGTAGTGCAGCTGCAGCTAAAGTTGTATTCACTGTCTCACCTTCGTCTGTAACTAAACCAAGCTCACTTGCCAATGCTGGTAACGGGGCTATCATACAGGGTAGACCAGATGATATAGGTGTTGTACAGGTAGGTAAAACTGCTGACTTCCAAACAGCATACCAAATGATTAACATACTAGAGAAGAGATTAGCTGAAGCTTTCCTTGTTCTAAATGTACGTCAATCAGAAAGGACTACTGCAGAAGAAGTACGTATGACACAGATGGAACTAGAAAGACAGCTCGGAGGCCTCTTCAGCTTGCTCACGACAGAGTTCCTAATACCATATTTGAAAAGAAAGATGCACACTCTTACACAATCAAAAGAGATACCAGCGATACCAAACTCACTGGTTAAACCAACGATTGTTGCAGGAATAAATGCACTTGGCAGAGGTCAAGATAGAGAAGCACTATTACAATTCATCACAACTATCTCTCAAACAATGGGGCCAGAGGCTCTAGCTCAATTCTTAAATCCTGATGAGGCTATCAAACGACTAGCTGCATCACAGGGTATAGATATATTGAACCTTGTTAAGAGTGTTGATGAACGCAATGCTGACCAAGAGAAAGCAATGCAAGCACAACAAATGCAGTCACTAACAGATCAAGCTGGTAAGTTGGCTAACGCTCCAATGTTAGATCCATCTAAAAATCCAGAAGCTCTTGAAGCTATTAATGCAGCTGCACCCGCACTACAACCACAGTAATTATGGCAGAAACAATCCGCTACGACACATCAGATGATCCAGTAGCAGCACAAGCTATCGCAGAAAAAGAAGCTGAGTCTTTACGTATTGGTGAAGACCTAATGGCAAAGCAAGATAAAAGACTTGCTGGTAAGTATAAGAGTGTTGAAGAATTAGAAACAGCTTATAACGAATTACAAAAAAAGTTAGGTGAGACACCTACAAGTACAGAAACAACTGAGCCACAACCAGAGTATCAAACGTATACTGAAGATGGTAGTGTTAATTATAACACTGCTAACGAACTGTATGGTGAACAGATGGGTGAGTTGTTTAAGTCTAATGACATAGATCCTTTTCAAATGGCAAAACATTTTGAAGAGAATAATGGATCATTGACTGAAGACATGTATAACCAATTAGGTCAAGCTGGTTTAAATAAAGAATTGATTGATAATTATTTAGTAGGTGTTAGAGGTCAACTAGGTCTTGGATCAGAAGCCGATACTCCTACCTTAAATGATGCAGAAGTTGATAAATTAAAAGATTTAGCTGGCGGTGAAAAAGGTTATGATGCTCTAATGGAATGGGCTGGTAACAACTTAGATGCACAAGCTGCTAAAGAGTATGACGAAGTACTAGCTACTGGTAATAAAGCAGCTATTGGATTTGCAGTAAAGGCACTTATGGGACAATACGAAGACGCTAACGGACGAGACACTACACTTGTCACAGGCAAAGAGTCAGCTCCAGAAACATACAGAAGTATGGCTGAAGTTGTAAGAGATATGAATAAACCAGAATATCAAACTGATGAAGCGTTCAGAGATGATGTCATCAGAAAATTATCCGCATCAAACTTAAAAGTATAGGAGCTAAAAAATGCCGATGGGAAAAGGAACTTACGGAAGTAAGAAAGGTAGACCTGCTAAGAAAATGAGCAAGGGTATGTCAAAACTACCTGCAGCTGTACGTAAAAAAATCTTAGGTAATAAGAAAAAGTAAACCATGAAAGACGGAACTGGAAGAGAGTTTAATGATCCATTAACGCATTTTCTTACATGGTATCTAGACGCAGGTTTAAGAATATTTGTTCCGCATTTTGATTTTGTTCACTTTGTAGAAGGTGTAACTGGTCTGACTGTTTATAGAGATGGTCAGTATCAAGTACAACTTTTTACCGCTACACCAAACACAGTAATACCAAGCCATACTCATCCTAACGTGGACTCATATGAAGTAGCGTTAAGTGGTATGGAATTTTATCTAAATGATAAAGTTGTGCTACCACGATGGTATGCAGATTTACCTTCAAATTATTGTAACCTTTCTACATCTCATTATGAGGTGGTAAGAGTATTACCAGAAAGTCCTCACAGTGCTATTGCTGGAGATAAAGGTGGCTCGTTTATGTCAGTACAACACTGGTTAAATGGTGTCAAACCTACTTCAGTTGGTAATGATTGGGATGGTAATACTATGGGGAAACATCATACAGAACAAATAGAAGATGGCTAAGAAAAAAAGTGTCAGCCTTAAAATGGGTAAACATAAGTCCCGTTCTGGAGGGTTGACAGCAGCGGGCAGAAGGAAATATAACAAAGCTACAGGATCTAACCTTAAGGCTCCACAGCCTGGGGGAGGTGCTCGTAAGCGTTCTTTCTGTGCTCGCATGAAAGGAGTTAAAGGGCCTATGAAAAAGCCCAACGGTAAGCCAACCCGTAAAGCTTTGGCACTACGTAAATGGAAATGCTGACATGGCTAAACGAGGACTATACGCAAACATCCACGCCAAGAGAAAGCGTATCAAAGCTGGCTCTGGTGAGAAGATGAGAAAGGTAGGGAGCAAAGGAGCTCCTACCAAAGCAAACTTTAAAAGGTCTGCTAAGACCGCTAAGAAAAGATAATTGAAAGATTTATATATCTATCTAACTTTACTAACAAACTTATTTATTTGCTCTGGCGTTATACGTCATTGGAATAATATACCATCAAAACAACATGACACCACAGAACATTTTTCCAAACGAAACACCCCCAAGACCTATGAACCATAACCATGAACACGACCAGTGGCACGTTGCTGAAGAAACTAATGGCAGGTTTGCCATGCTTGGCTTTGTTGCTGCTCTCGGCTCCTACATATTCACAGGACAAATCATCCCAGGAATCTTTTAATCCATACTACGACTCTCATACGAGATGGAAGATGTCGTGTTTTGACTTCGAGCTTGCTAAGATCGGAGTCTTGACTGATGAGAGTCTGGATAGACAATCTCAACTTAATCTTATAAATTTCTTTCTCTCTAAAGTGGAGAAGGAATGTTCAC